AAACAAATATGTTTTGAGAGCACCGCAAAACTTCACGCGGATTTAAAAATTCGTTTGCATTATGATGAAATTAAAATTAAAGAATTTTTTAACAAGGTAGTAAAAGCTTACATAGATAAAAATAAAAACATTATGGCTTTTATAGATGAAGTAAAAGAAACAAAAGGAACATCGCAAACGCGGCGCAACAAAGTAAAAAAAGCTGAACAAAAGCAAGAAAATACTATTCGTCAGTTTGCCCTAGACGAAACAGACGTTGAAGATATATTTGATATATTAGAAAAGGAGCACCCAGATTTATGAAAGAATGTACAAGAAAGTGTGTAACTAGTAAAAAACAATGTGCAGAAAAAAACTGCCGAGCATGGATTGATTACAAAAAAGATTTTAATTGCAGTAACATGGCTATCGCGCGCAACGGGAACATGACACTGGCAGAAATTGCGAAACGATTAAACCTCAGCATCGTGCGCATCAAACAAATACAAGATAAAGCTTTACAAAAGTTACAAAAAAAGAGACATTTAAGATCTTTCTAACTATTTATTTAAGGAAAGTGCCAGCAGTGCTGGCCGAAGCTTATAAACTAAGGAGAAAAGTAATGAGTGAAAAAAACTTATTGAAAGAGGGCACTGTCCGTCGTTTTATGAAGTTGGCCGGTACCAGCGTGCTGTCAGGAGATTTTTTGGCTGAAGGCTCCCTTGCAGGCGATGATTCTCAAGATGAAAACGTTGTACAAGAACAAGAAGAAGAGCCTGAAGATATAGAATTAGCTGCAGCGGAGGAAGATCCTGAAGCTGAATTGGACTTGGAGCCCGGCGCAGACGTTGAAATGGACGTCGAAGACGAGCTTGACACAGAGCCGGAAGGCCCAGAAGAAGAGCCTGAAGAATTAGTACGCAAAATGGTAGACGCCATCGCAGGCGTCGCCGCTGAATTTGGCGTAGATGTTGAAGTAGGCGAAGAAGAGGCCCCGGAAGTGGAAGTACCACCCATGGAGGCCGGCGAAGAAGAAGAACTCGATATCGGAGAAGAGCCCCCCGAAGAGGAAGAAGAGGAAGAAGCTTTAACCGGCGAACCGCTTGGAGAGCCTGAAGGACTGGAAGAAATCAATTACATTGATGAAGATTTCCTGATGAATGAGGTTTACCACCGCGTAAAAAATCGTCTGGTAAAAGAAAAGCGCGCTGATGACGTGGCTACGAAATTAGCCGAACGAATCTCCCGACGCCTTAACAAACGACGCGCTCGCTGAGGCGCAAATGTATGAATTTCTATGGTTTGTAGGCGGCGCAATTGCTTATAAACTTCTCTCTTTGTTTTTAGGAATAACACAAATTGCATATGTTGTTCAACAGCTCCAACTTAATATCCTAACATTCTTAGGCACCACTCTAGAAGATATTGCTTATATTAAGGCGTTGAAATATAAGACAATGCTAGAATCAAAAGTAGACCCCAACCACATTAAATTAACTCAAATGCGTGATGAAGAATATTTCGAAGAATGGAAAAAATCATGTGTTGAAAATATTCATAAATCCGTACCTAATTATATTAGATTATCTTTTGATAATTGGCAAGAAGGCATGACCCTTTTAAATGAAGTTTACAGGAGATCCATCGATGCCGAAAAGGAAAGAGAAAAGTAGATTAATAAAATGGTTTATTGATGAAGGAGCACTCACTCAAGAGAGCAATCTTTATATTGCTGAACGAATATTTCAGGCCAATTCATTTGTAAATTGGATTAGAAAAAACTCTTTTGATAAAACTCTAAATAAAGATGAAATTGAGCAAAGCATGCACGTTATCAGAATGTTTTTACAAAAAAAGGTTAATCTTGAGTGGAAAAATGGTACAATTAATGTATCCGACATCTCGCTGAGTGAAACAAAATTAAACACAGCAATAGATGCGTTTAAGCTGGAAGAAAACTTATGACAAAAAAAGATAAAGGAACAAAAAAAGATAAAGGAACAAAAAAAGACTCAAAAGAAGATCTCACCTCTTTAATTTTTCTTGACGCACCCAAAGAAGTTCCAAAAGTTCGCATGATAGGCCTCTTTGGCAACCTAGATGAAGAAATGACGGCCGAAATCGTCCAGTCTTTTATCGTCCTTGAAGAATATGGAAAAGAAGAAGTATATGAAAACCCGGAAGATCCGGCTTCCCCAGTCAAAGAAATTATATATAAACCCATTGATTTTTATATTTCAACATGGGGAGGGGATGCTAGAGGAATGTTTGCCATTTATGATATAATGCGGACAGTTAGAGAAACTTGTGACATAAGAACATATGGTCTAGGAAAAGTAATGTCTGCTGGTGTTTTGCTTTTAGCAGCTGGGACGAAAGGACAAAGAAAAATTGGCAAGAACTGTCGAATAATGCTACATAGCATTAGAGGCGATCAATGGGGAGCGCTTCATAACCTTGAAAATGAAATGGAAGAAATGCGTTGGATTCAAGAGCAGCATATTGATGCACTCGTCCAGGAAACTGATATAACAAAAAGACATTTAAAAAAACTATTAGATAGAAAAGTTAATGTTTATTTAGATGCAAAAGAAGCTGTAGAATATGGGATCGCAGATATTATAGTATGAGAAATGTTCAGGAAATGGTACATAAGATGGTGCAATAAGAAAAGTGCAAAAAAATTGGGATGGAAACCTGAATGGTTTAGTGCGGCCGATTTCAACGATAACTTAACAGAAAAGATTAAAATTTTTCAGAAAAAATATAATTTAAAAAGAGATGGCATATGCGGCGCCCATACTTATAAAATGCTCGTTTTGAAAAGACATAGATTTATAAAGAAGATTAAGGCAAAGAAAACTAATTATAACAATGGTTGATATAAACAAATTAGTAGAAAATTATTATAATTCAAGCAATTTAAAAGCAAACAATTTGTTCCAACTGATCGCGGAGCAAATAAAACTTTTTGAAGATGCGCTGCCCGGTGGTCCACAAGCTGACGATGCCACTTTTGAAGCATGGTTTCCTCGCCCACGAATAACGGAAAATTTTGGCAAACCTGATACGCAAGACCGCCAATTAATAGAAAATTTTGCTAGCAACATTGCACCTGGAGGTGATTTACGAGCAAAGCTAGCTGCTATTAATAGTGTGATAGCCGAAAAAAAAGAAAATGCCACAATCGGTGAAATATTGGCAACAATGGTGGTGTGTGAAGTTTTATATACTATTATTTCTCATTTCACTGAAGCGGCCGGCGGTTTCATTTTTGAGGGCTTCTTGGCAGGCCTTTTTGGGGGACAATCTGTTCAAATTACAGGCCCCGAAGATATACCAGAAGAAGCCGCTGGCGAAGGCGGAGAAGATGTACGCGGCAAGCCTATTACCGATGTAGTACTTCATGGCAAACATTATTCTTTAAAATTGCTTGGGGAAGGGACCGACGTCAAAGGTTCTTTTAGAAATATGGTAAAACATTTTGAAAAATATCCCCACGTTATTTATTTAGATGCACGTCGAATTGACAGTAATCAAGGTTTAGAATTTGGAGAATTTACAATTACTTTGGATGGATTTCTAGATGTGTTTGTTACGCCATTTTTAAAAACAGTTTACAAAAAAGAAAAAGAAACTTACGGCGCCGAGCAAACAGCAGAATTTCAGCAAGTGGTTCTCCAGCTTGTTGACAGCGATCTCGCAATAAAAGAAATTGCATTTGGAAAAAAAGGATTTTTTGACGCTAAACCAAGTTCAAGTTCTTTTGTTTTTGCCCCGGGCTTAGAACCTGACGTTATACAAGAACAAACCGGATTAGGAAACACAGAATTACGTGCCCTAGTTCGACAAATAATTGACAGCGAAGCGGAAGCCCTGGCAGAATTTGCGCCGTTTACAATTAGGTATGCTGAAAGTAAATTTGAAAAAACAAAAGCCGAAGCCCTTTTTGGATCTTATGCAACGGTAGAGATTTTACAACGTCACATCGAGGCAGGCAATAGAAAAGAAATAATCAACTCATTAAAAATGACTCCTGGCTATGAAAGAGAATTACAATTTGTATTTACAAGAGCCCAGGCTGAATCTATTGGAAATTTTGAGCAGATTGGCACCTTAATGATTGGTGAAGATTATATGAAAAATGCTTGGTCAATGTATGCAGACTTATTACGAGAAACAATGTTTCCAGTTTATAAACAACTCCAAGAATTTTCGCAAAATGTCAATAACTATTTTCTAGGAGTAACTGAGGAAGAAGGAGTTGCTGAGAGTCGCAAACAATATGCGATGGATGCAATTCAAAATGCAAAAGATTTAAAAACTGCCACTGAAGATGCAGTGGAAAAAATTGAAAAATAACTTGACAATTCATATATAATATATTATATTTAAATAACGGAGGATTAATGTCACGTCGATACGAGTCAAGCACCAACCTACAACAAAAAATTTTAAAGGGAGTAAATCTCCTTGCCGATAATGTCGCTTCTACTTTGGGCCCACGCGGCCGCAGTGTCATCTTACACCATCCCGAACAAAATCCTGTAATTACAAAAGACGGTGTTACCGTTGCAAAGTTTGTAGAACTTGAAGACCCATTTGAAAATGTAGGCGCGCAGATTATAAAACAGGCGGCTGCTCGGACTAATGAAGAAGCCGGTGACGGCACAACAACTTCTGTTGTTTTGGCAAGAGCAATATTGAAAGAAACACAAAAGTATTTAATGGCCGGCGCCGCGCCCACAGAATTAAAAAGAGGGATGGACAAGGCCGTCGCAGCGATTGTAAAAAACTTAAAAGAAATGGCTACTCCAATTATGTCAGTCGATGATATAGCGCACATTGCAAGAATTTCATCAAATAATGATGAAATCATTGGCAACTTGATTGCAAAGGCTGTAGATTTGGCAGGAAAAGATGGCGCCATCACAGTGGAAGAAGCTCGTTCACTGGAAACAAGTTTAGATATTGCTGAGGGATTCCGCTTTGATTCTGGATACTTAGCCACTGCGTTTATCACAGACGAGAAACGTGGACTAGTAAAATATGATGACGCGCTATTTTTAGTAACAGACGAAAAAATTGATAGTGTGGAAGACATGATGCCAACACTAGAAATTGCCGCACGAGAAGGCCGACCGTTTGTTATTGTTGCAGAAAATATTGAAGGCCAAGCTTTAGCTGCGCTAATTATGAACGCAATGCGTGGCACCCTCAGAGTGGTAGCAGTAAAAGCCCCCCGCTATGGAGAAGAAAGACGTAATATTCTCAAAGATTTGTCGCTATCAGTAGGAGCAACCTTTATTACACGTCAAAATAATTTGAGACTCCGCGATGTAAAGCTGACTCACTTTGGAAAAGCAAAAACTTTTGAATGTTCAAAAGTTTTTACCACTATTGTAGGAGGAAATGGCGACTTAGCTGGGGTGGAAAAACAAATTGATTTATTAAAGGCGGAGTTGACTCAAACAGAAAGCCTACATGAGTGCGAAAGAATCCAAGAGCGGATAACAAGGCTGGCAAGTGGCATAGCAATTATTCGAGTTGGTGCAGCTACAGAAATAGAAATGATTGAAAAGAAACACCGTGTTCAAGACGCACTAGAAGCAGTTAAATCAGCACAATTAGAGGGGATTGTTCCCGGCGGCGGCGTGGCGCTCTTAAGAGCTTCCAAAAATATAAAAGTTAAAACTACGAATGAGGATCAAAAGCTAGGAGTCCAAATTATTTTAGAGGCTGTTAAGGCACCACTTATTCAAATGTCATTAAATGCGGGTGAATCACCAGATATAATTGTTTCGAGGGTAAAGAACAAAAAAGGAACAATCGGGTTCGATTTCGTAGAAAACAGGCTAATTGACTTAGCTGAAAAGGGAATCATTGACCCAGTAAAAGTTACAAGGTGCGCGCTACAGAACGCAGCATCAGTTTCTTCAACTTTAATCACAACAAATTATGCGATTATAGAGCAGTGATACTATTTATTATTGTAGGAGACCCCCACTATGGAAAGTGATGCTGTAGCTTTTGCCGAGATGAATGGAAAGTTTGATCAAATTATGCAAAAATTAGAAACCGTCACTGATAAACAGGACGAGATGGCCCAAGATATTGCCAAGATTAAAGAAGCTGTTTATAACCCAGATGAAGGACTATACGCACGGCTTAGAGAGCTTGAGTCCTGGAAAGAGACATCCACTCGCCTTATTTGGATAATTATTACGACGGTCTTGGGGCTCGGCGGCGCCGTCGTGTTTAAAACATTTTTATCTTGACATTAAAATAAAAAATATGTTATACTTAATATAGGAGGCACAAATGCGTGTTAATGTTACTTATTCAGTAGAACTAAATGAAGTTGCAGCCGTTGCAACGAAACTTTTAGAGGGGGCAGCTATCGAATTAGATTCTTTAGCGAAAGAATTCCCAGAAGTTTCAACAGCAATACAAACAGAGAACGAAAAAAAGGCCCTAAATTCGATAGACAACTGTAGAAAGCTATTGTCAAAAATCGATCACGGCTTGTTTGATTGTGAAAGCATTTTAAACGGATATCA